TTGTATCAAGCCCTGTAAGATCTTCTTGTTTATCTGTAGAAACTATAGACCTTCTTGTAAATTTAGATGCTGGCACACGATATGCTAACTCTGTTTTAGGTCTATCCATACCATCTTGTATTGGTTTAAAAAAGAAAGGATAGTTAACTGATATTGGTACAACTTTATCTGTGAACATTTTTTTAGCATCAGCACCTGATTTAGATAGTATACCAAAACGAGCATCACTAGATATGGTAGCCATATTAACAGTTTCGCCAGAAGCCATAAAAGAAAAACCAGATCGTCTATTTTTAAGATAACACATGCCATAACTTCTTTGATCAGCTCTACATGCTTCCCAAAATATAAAAAATAATCTATTTGATTCTCTAAAGTCTGGTTGTCCAACATCAATTTTTGACCATTGTAAGTACATGTAATGAGTACCTGTTAAATATGTAGGTATATCTTTATTTATATACCAAAAACCTTCTTCGCGTCTTTTAAATTCAGTATCAATATAATCGTACCATGTCTCTTTAAAATCCTCAGGGTATTCTCTCCAGTCAAATACTGTTTTTATTCTGCTTAATATCTTAGGATATTCAAATCTAGTCCATTTTTTTTCTTCAAACTTATGAACATTGTTTTGTTTAGGTAAAGCTATTTTAAGATTTTGTATTTCGTATATATCTCCAATTTGCCCAGTCTTAGATATAACAACCATATCATGCTCTTCGTTATATCCATATTCCCATTTACTATACCTATTCATTCTTTTAAGAACTTTAGGTTTTACATGGTCTTTTATTATTTTATATAAAGTTTGCTTATACATTATTTAGATCTCCCTTCAGCAAAACCACGAAACGTAGTTTCTTTTTTAACTTCTTTAGGTTTTTCTTCTAACATATTTTTTTCTTCTTCAATACGGTTAAGTATTTCAAAACAATCAAATATAGCTAGCTTTTTTGTAGCTGCTGCGTTTTTAAGTCTATCAGCTGATATGTCATCGTCTGAATCTACTATAGGTTCTTTCGCAACCTTAATTAATTCCTCAACTGCTATTTGCCCAGCTTGGATTATATTCAACTTCGTTTCCTTCGTATTCATATTTTATAACAATATCATTTGATTTCATACAATATAAACGCTCATTTTCAACTAAAAACTCCCATTCACCATTAGGTGTATAACCTACTAAGTCTCCCTGGTTAATTTCTAGCGCTTCTAATGAACTATTGCCATATTTTAATATACCAATAAGCTTTTGCTCTTTATCTAGCGTTAAACTATCATTGTCTTTTATAGGTTTTATAAAACACCTATCACCAAAACTTTGCCAACCTTTTTTATTTTTATATAAATACACTTGGTCAATAGCACAAAAATAAAGATCATCTTTAAAATAAGACCTACTTTTTTTCTTTTTACCTTTCATGTCGTAAAAAGTTCTAAAAACGTTTTGATGTATAACAACTATATCTCCTTTTTTAATTTTACTATTAAAAGCTAAAGGAGTTTCTATTACCGTAGCAAGTCTATTTACAAACTTCCAGTTTTCTATTTTTGTATTAATAACAACGTCTACTCCAGATATTTTAACTGTGTTACTATACTTATCACCTAATGGTTGTATAATAAAATCGTATATGCTTTTCATTAATAGTTAAGATCATACTCAACAGATATAGCCATGTTAGAGTTAAACTTTTTCCATGGCAATACCTCGTTGTTTTTCTTTATATGTATGTTATAAGAGTTATCAGAGTCTTCAAATAAAATATGAGAAATTTCATGACCTCCATAAACCTCTTGACCTACAGAGTAATGCATTGCATCATTTTTATAATCAGATCCAATACTAATCTTTCTTATATTATTTTGCATCTTCTTTTTCAATGTCTGTGTAAGTACCGTCTTTAAGATCAATATTTACTTGGCCATATTCTTCTTCTAATTCTTTTTTCGTTTCTTCAATAACTTTAGAAAGATCATTTATTTTTTGATGTATATTTACTTTTTGTACATCTAAAACACCTAGTGATCTAAGCATTTCGCTTAGTTCTACTTGCTGCTTGTTAACAGTTTCTAACTGTTCTTTACTGATCATTTTTTTTGCTTCTTCCATAATTTAATTTAATTTAATTTATTAATATTCACTTATTTATATAGTCACCTATATATTACTTATTTACATATAATAACATCAGCCTCAGTTACACCTGTACCTAATGATGTTATAAAGTCTACAGCTACTGGTAAAAATGATCCAGCTTGTACATTTTCAAATGTTATTGCTTGTGCTGCAACTGGTACTCCATCATTTACAGCGGTTATAACAGCTGTTGCGCCTCCAGCACCACCACCTGCTTCTACTACAGTAATAATATCACCAGGATTATAACCAGATCCAGCAGCTACGATAGCTAAAGATTGTATAACTCCACTTGTTTGTGTTATAGCTACAGTTAAACCTTGAGCCATATTATTAGAACATGTTGTTGCTGCAGTTACAGTACTATAAGCAGCACCTCCTGATGTCAAATTTAATGTACTAACAGAAGCTAAACTTGTTCCTGCTACAATAACATTTATGTTACCCGTAGCGCCCATGTATAATACAGAGCTGTTTAAATTATTACCTAAAACACCTGTTTGGTTTTCAAAAATCCAAGCTGGTTTACCATTTGGAGTTCCTACTAAACCTGTTGAACGCATTGCTTTACCAGCTATACCATCACTTATTGGAAATTTACCCATTTTTTTATTTTTATTGTTTACTTATTGTTTTAAATTTTTCTACACCACGTGAACCAAAATAGGCTACATAAACTGTCGCGGTTAATGTTTTTAATAAACTTATCCATTCTTGTTCTACTGTAAAAGATAATGATTCATGACTATCAACCCATATAAAAGCTACAGTCATTACAGTTAGAAATATTAAAGACATTGGACGAGTATTTTTACTAAGCCACGAATCTGATTTCATATCGCTAGCCCAGCGTTTTGAGATTTCTTGCATCTCTACCATATCTTGCTCTAAAAGTTTAAGAGCTTTTTCTTTGTCCTCTGCAGGTAGCACAGGATCTTTATGTATAAGGTTTTTTACTAAACCAAAAACCCCAGCATCAGGTAATACATCACCAGCTAGGTCTAATATTCCAGGAGCAGCTTTACTTAAAAACTGTCCTACTTTAGTTTGATTAAATTTTTTTTTCATGCTTTTTTATATGCTTCAGCCTCCCATGGTAAGTTTTTAGCACCTTCCGCCATATCAGCTCTTGAATATGTTTTACCTTTCCAATAAACGTTTTCATCATCATAATCTAAATCACCTCTTTTCATTTGGTCTATGTGTATCATTTCGTGATTTATAACTTTTTCACATTCTGAAGGATCTAATTTATTATTTAATATAATAGTTCCATTATTGTTAGCTTTACCCATAACTCCATCTTCCATTGGTACATTGTAAATAGGTGTGCTATTTGTATTATATGGAGGGTTGTTTAATTTAAAAGCCATATTATTTTTTATAAGGTAGTAATTTGTTTAAAGCATCCCTACGACTTTGACAGCCGCAGGGAATGTTTAAACCTTTTGATACATTATCAACCAGTTTTTTGATACCAGAAGCTTTAGTAAACTTCTCTATGTCATCTCCTAATCCTCTAGATCTCATGCTGATTATTATGCGAATGCAGCAGTTCTCCAGTACATTTGAACTGGTGTAGCAGCTTGATCAAGTCCTAATTGAGCTGAAGCTACAACTCCACCTGGATTAGCAGTCATTGCAGAACGGATAGCAGCAACAATAGGGTTGTTTTGTCCATTTACAATTGTTGGATTTACAGCAGCTGAAAGACTAGTAGATACTGTTAAAGTTAGCTTTTGGTAACCTGCAGCTTGAGCAGCTCTACCAGTTAAACCAATTATAGCTGTTTTAGCGTTAGCTCCTGTTGCTCCAGTTGCTTGAACTCTTGCAATGTCTTCTACATTTACTAAGATGTTTTCTGTTGGTCCTAATGGTTGTACAGCGGCTGAGTTTCTTACGCTGAATTTAATAAATTTTGCCATTTTGTTTGTGTTTTGTTTTGTTTGTGTTTATGTTTTGCGAGTTTTATACAGTTCTCTACTGTTATGATTTACGGTTGTTTTCTCCTACAAATCGTGAGTGTTCACCATTTCTTCCGTGTTTTACTTTTTTTAGATGAGCTTTTCTTCTTTCTTTATCTTTACCATCTCCAGTTGATCCTTGATTAAAACCATGTGTAGGATCTCCTTTGTGTGTTAGAGGTGATCCACCCATTTTTGATTGTGAATGTTTTGACATCCATGATCTTCCTCCGCTAGCATCTTTAGCTACAGGATTGTCATTCATTAAATTTGATCTTTCAGTTTTAACTGATTCGCTTTTGTAACCTTTGTTTAGGTTTTTAGTTGGTGCTCCTTTATCGTACATAGTTTTATTTTTTAAATTTTTTATTATCGTATTTTAAGTCTCCAGCTAATCTTGAAATATGTTTTTCATCAGCTGTCATGTTTTTATCACTATGACCATGTTTGTTATCATATTTAATATCTTCTTTAAGATACGTCATATGAGCTTCATCGTCTTTTTTAGTTGCTTTGTAATTAGATTTTGTTACTTTAGTATCCGCATGGTTTTTTGACCATTTAGCGTTACCTGTGTATTCTCCGTAATGTCCTTTGTGTCCCATTTTATTTTTCTTCTTTTTCTTCTTTTGGTGGATTATATTGTGAATCATACATCTCTTGCGTGTATAATTGTCCGTCTATCATTTTCCCAATGTTTTTAAAATCTTTTTGTTGTTTATTTTTAGCATCTATAGTTAATCCCGCTGAAGCAACTGCATTAGCCGCATCTTGTATCATACCAACTTCAGATATATAAGTTTCACCTTTTGGGTTATAGTAACTTCCATGTAATGGAGATTTTGAATAAAAATTAGGTATTTTAAATGCCATAATTATGCTCTTGCTGCAGCCGCTTTAACTTGATCTTCATCTTCGCGAACTTGTTTAACGTTTTGTTTTGGTTTTGTTTTTCCAGCACATTTTTTTCTAGCTTCTCTTATTTGCTTAGCTGTCATACCAGCGTCTGTTGCTACTTCGTAGTCAAACTCTGCTGAGCATGGATCCATTGCTGGTTCTTTTTTATTAAATGGTGAAAGCATTTTATTAGGTGAGTTAGCTTCTATTTTATCTTGTCTTGCTTGCTCCCAACCTGACATTTTACCGTCTTTATTTAAATCTCCTAACATTTTTACAGGATCTTTACCGTACGCGTGGAATTTTTTTGAAAATGGTGAACTCATATTTTTATTTTTTACAGTTTTTTAATTCTTCTCTAAGACCATCAACTTGATCAGATAAATTATCCCAGTTACGAACTTTTTTATCTTTTTTAGTTAAATCTCTCATTTTTTTTATCTCAGCTTGTTTTTTATTTATTTCATCTTGAATATCTTTACAAGATCTTATATTTAAAAAAGGAGTTGTTTTATCTCCACTAGCATTTCTTTCTAATTGATCAGCTGTTTTAAGTAACTTCTTTTCTTTTCTAGCTTTTTTCTTATCAGACATTGGTTCTGATAATTGCTTTATAGTTTTGTCTAATTTTTTTTCTTTTCTTTCCGTGTCTCCAGTTGTGAAAGGTCTATCAGGACTAGAGCTATACAAATGTGACCCGTTAAAGTTTTTTATTTTAAATGCCATATTATTATTTATTTTTACAACCAAAGTTATTAGCGTAGTTAGCCATTTTAACAACTTCTTCGCTATATTTATCTTTACTTGACATTACAGATGATGCAGCAGAACAAGCGTCTTTAAAACCGTTCTTTTTAGCCCATGCTGTAAATTTACCTTTGTTCTCTGGTTTAATTTCAGGAAATCCTTCTTTATAAAATGGAGATCTCATTATATTTTACTTTGTGCTTTTAACACTGGATTCATACCACCACCTTTTGCAGGTGCTTTTAATACTTCCATGCCAGTTATACCTGAACTTGAACCCATCCCATGTGCTCTACCTACCTGATTTAAAGGTCCGTCCCATACGTGAGATTCACCTACTATACCTACTTTAGTTCCAGGTTTTAATTTTTCCATTGAAGGATCATATTTTCCGTGATGCATAATATTTATTTATTAATTAATTATTTCTTTTCATTTTACAACTTCCTTTATATTTTCTAATTTTAGCTAAAGCACTTCCGTCTACAACTCCATCGTCTCCGCCCATCATTGTTTCTTCAGCTTGCATTGGATCTATAACTGATGGATTTGATAAATCACCACCAGGTGTTTGTATTGTATTGTTACCAACAGTATTACCACCACCAGTAAGTGTATCAAGTTTAGAATTTATTTCAGAAATTTGTGACTGAACATCTCCTTGGTTATTAGTTCCTCCAAAATTAGTTAAACTATTAGCTGCTATATTTCCTATTCCACCACCAAGAGAGTTCATTAAGCTTTGTTTTCTTGCTTGGTACGCGGCTCTTTCAGCTGGATTCATTGCAGCTAGCTTTTCTTTTCTTCTTTTTCTTCTTCTTCTGCTTCCGAAAAGTTTTAATGGACTGTTGCTCATCTTTGTTTGTCTTTGTTTACGTTATATATAGCTTTTGTCATTACTTTGTCTGTATATGTATCTCCAGCTATTAATTTGTTTCTTCTAGCACTTGTTGGTATATCATCTTCGCCTAGCATGATTCTATAAATTCTCATTATAAGTTGTTTACATTTAAATGATACTTTATATATATTATATTTTTGTGTAGTTCTGTTTCTATGTCTCCACACAGTTATCCAACCATCTTTTAATAACCTACTCCATCTTCTGTTATCCCAACTGTAAGAATAAACACCTTGTTCAAAATCATACTTACTAAAAAGATCCATACAGTCTAAATAAATTAAAACTTCTAAATCAGCATCAGTTAAGTTGTTATTTTTGCATGCCCACTTTCTAATAATTCTATAATGCTTAAGTAAGTTTAACTCTTTAATGTCACTAGCTACTAATTTCATAAAACAACAACTACATCTTGTATTTTTATAACGTGATAAGTTTGTTTATTAATTACTATTTTATGACCAGCGTGTCTATCAAAAAATATTCTTGAACCTTCGTTTATTCCTTCTATTTCTTCACCTATTGATTTAACATTTGCCTCTACATATCTAATGTCATCTCTATGTGATTCAGCAAGAAGTAAACCACCTTTAGTTTTGGTGGTTCCTTCTTTTATTTTTTCTATGATTAAATTTCTACCTATTGCCTTCATCTATTCTTAAATTATTGATTACACAATCGGTTGATAATATCGTTGTTGCTACTGAAGCTGCGTTTTGTAATGCACTTTTAGTAACAAGCAATGGATCTATAATCCCAGCATCAATCATATTTACCATGTTTCCTGTAACTACATCAATACCTTCGTTAGCTTTATTTGGAGCATCGTTACTCAAGCCAGCGTTACTAAGTATTGTTTTAAAAGGAGATAATATAGCCTCAGAAAGAACTTTACTACCTATATTAATTTTATTTAGTTTTAATGATGCGTTAGCTAAAGCAATTCCACCACCTGGCACTATACCTTCTTTAATAGCAGCTTTAGTTGCACAAATTGCATCTTCAACTCTATCGCTTTTTTCTTTTAATTCAATTTCAGAGTTAGCACCTACTTTTACAACAGCTATTTTAGCTGCTAGCATAGCTAGTCTTTTTTCTAATTTAATAACTTCATGAGAAGGGTTATCTTGTTGTAATTTGTTTTTTATACCCTGTATAATATCCTGTATTTCTTCAGAAGTTTCTTTTACTTGTATTATTGTGTCTGAATGTGATGTAACACTTTTTAAACATGTTCCTAAGTATTCTATTTGGATTAAATCCATATCATCACCTAAGTCTTCATTTACAATAGTAGCCCCTGTTAATAATGACAAATCATCTAATGTTTGTTTTTTATTAATACCATAAGTAGGAGCATCAATAACGTTTACTTTTACGTTACCTTTCATTTTGTTCATAGCTAGAGCTGATAAAACACCTTGTTCTAAATCGCCTATAATAAGCAAAGGTTTGTTGTTTTTTATTACGTACTCTAGCACTGATTGTATTTGCCTAATTGTTTCAACAGGTGATTCAATCAATAATACTAATGGATTTTCTAACTCAGCAGTTTTGTTTTGCTTGTTAGTTATAAAATGAGAATTTGTTAATCCTTTATCGTATTGAACTCCTTCAATAACTTCTATTTCAGTTTTACCTGACGCAGAAACTTCCATCATAACAACACCTGTGTTATCTACGGATCTAAAAGCATTAGCAATTATTTCTCCTAATTCTTTATCGTTGTTTGTTGATATTGTAGCTATTTGATCTATCATATTACCAGTAACGTGTACTGCTATAGATTCTAAATATTCAACAACTTCTTGTACAGCTTTGTTAATTCCATTTTTAAGTTCTCTAGAATTAGTTTTATCAGAAACTTTATAAGCTTCTTCTAAAATAGCATGAGCTAGTATAGTAGCAGTAGTTGTACCATCACCTGCTTCTTTTACTGTTTTACGAGCAGCTTCTTTTATAAGTGTAGCACCCATGTTTTCTACTGGATCTCTCAGTATAATTGAATCAGCCACTGTTACACCATCTTTTGTTATAACTGGTTTTCCTGTAGCATCTTCTAACATTACACACTTACCGCTAGCTCCAAGTGTGGAGCTAACAGCTTGTGTAAGTTTAGTTATACCTTTAAATACATTACCTCTAGCTTCGTCACCGAAGTTAAGGTTTTTGACAATTGCATTTGACATAATTTGATTAGATTTAATTTAATTAATTTTACTTAAAGGT